CACGTCTACTTCGCTGCTCGACTGATCCATCGCGAGCGCCGCCGTCGCGGTGCCGCCCTCGGTGGCGGAGCCGGCGTAGCCGCCCGTCGTGTCGGTGCCGAGCGCGACGGTGTTCGCCTGCACGCGAGAGATCACGTCCTCCGCGGCGAGGCACGACGCATCCGGTGCCCCGACACCCGTGCAGCGGACGAACGAGTTGTCGCCCGAGTCGCGGAAGTCGGGATCGACCGCGGCGACGCCGTTGATCTGAACGCTGTCGCCCCCGCCTGCGCCGCCATCGCCAACTACCTCAAGCGTCGTTCCATTCCATTTGCACAGCGTGTTGGCCGTGCCCGTCGGTGCCTCCGGGTCGCAGTCGCCTGTGGCGCTGCCGTTGTCAACGATCACAACCTCGTTAGTCCACAACAGCTCACCGGGCGCGGTCGGAAGGACCGTAATTGATCGCGGGGCCAACCTCTGATTGCTTCGGGTGTAGGCATAGCCCGCCGGCGGCGGGTGCTGGTAGGTTGCCGAGGCATCGTTGACGTGAACACGGGTCTTGCTCAGCGGGTTCGCCACGAACAGGGACATTGTGAACGTCGTGTCACTGGTGTCGGTGTCACTCCCGGTGATGGAGCTATTGATGAACACGCGCGACATGGCATTCACTGAATCGTTCACAGCGAACGGGCCAAGCGAGACCCCCTCAAAGCCCGGCCAGTTTCCGTCGCCGGGCAGCGAGCCGCCGTTGAACCAGATGTTCGACTCGATCTGAGTGCCACCCTGATAAGTGCATGGCGTAGCCGCGGCCCACTCGTCGTCGTGCGCGCAGATGCGGTTCGAGGTGTCCATGCCGGCACCCAGCAGCACTCCGTCGCCCTTGGTCACCGTCACTCGCACATCGTCGCCGTTATCGAATGAGCCGCTCGGCGTGAGCGCCGACCCGCACGTCGCAGTGTTCGAGTCCGTCACTGTCGCGATACGGCACCACGAGTCGTCGGTCATGTTCCATAGGATCGCGCCGACGTAATCGCCATCCGTCGAGAACGCGAAGCCAGTGACGTTGTCGATGACCGTCGAGCTTCCACCCGTGCCGGCATCGCCGGTCGGGCCATCGTTGCGCTCGAACCAGATGTCTCCGAATGAAAGGAAAGACGCAGCGGTCAGGGCTAGCTCGTTGATGCGGCTCCCCTCGACAGTCATGTTCTTGAATGAGTGCCCCGAGGCAGCCGAGCCATGACCGCCAGCACCCGCCGTCCGGTCGGCACAGAACCCCGACGTACACGAGCCCCACGCAGAAAGTACGCCCGGTGCCTTGATGTCGTCTAGGACGATGCCGAACTGGTTGCCAGCCAGCTCGCCGCCCTCGGTCGCGCCGTCCCAGTTGCCGAAGCCGTAGACGCCGACCCCAAGCCAATAGGCTTCCGTCTCGCCGTAGTTGTTGATCCAGCCGTGCCACGAGTGGCTGAAGCCGAAGTCGTCCATGTCGAAGCCCGGACCAGCGATGTACCGGCGAAGCTGCCCGCCATCGAAGCGCGCGAACTGCCCGGCCTCGTGCCAAAAGACGTGCGTAGTGGACTTCGCCCCGGTGCGGAAGAATTGCGGCATCGGCATCTCGCCGACGATGATCGGATCTACCCCACCATCTTGGTCGCGGTCAGTCGTAATGAAAGCGTGGATGTAACCGTTCGACGCCAGATTGTTGACGGTGGAGATGTCGCTGCCGGTGTTATTGAAGAAGCCGACACGCTCCGAGTTGCCGATCCGAATGAACTCGCTCCACTTCGATTGCGCCGAGTTGTTGATGGTTGCGTTGAGGGCCCACTCGATGCTGCCACCGTAGGGGCCAAAGTTTAGGTCCGACGACGTGGCCGCCGTGTCACTCGGATAACCATTCGAGTCTGGGCTAGCTCCGGGGCCGGAGATGAAGATGCACGCACCCATCGACGGGGAGCCCGCGAGCGTCTTGTACTCCTCGGTCGTTACGGTCCCGCTCCCGCCGATGTAGCCGCGGAAGGGCCCGTTGGGCGCGGCCTGCATGCCTTGGATCACGCGCTGCGAGCCCTGGCAGCGATTCGTAACCGTCGAGAGCGTCGTGCCGCTCCAGTAGAGCTGGCTCGTCCAGTCATACCAGCGGTTGTAGGCCAGCCACGGATCGCGACCGGCCCGCGCCATGTTGTCCGCACAGCGCAGGAAGACCTTGGCCGTCCCGCTCGACGGCGCCGTGCGGTTGAAACGCAGCATCGGCATCGCCGACGTGTACGGACCCGAGACCATCCCCGCGGTGAGCGTGGCGATGGTGGTGGCAGTCGTGCAGGACCCGTCCGAGCAGCCCTGCACCGTGCCGCCGCCCCCTGTTGCGGGCTCGAACTCGATCGCCAATGCGCGGCACTGGTTCTCAGTTGGAGTCGTCGCCCCACTCTCACCAGTAGTGAACGAGTACGTGTATCTCTGTGAGCCTGGAACGATGGAGCTCGACCCTCCCGCTGGGCTCCATGTGTCGCTCGACGCCAAGACCGGGACCAACCAAAGACCGAGGGCGAGAAGCAGTCGTTTGTTCATGTGAGCTCCGTGACTCGAACGGAGCCCGTCGCTCCGTCCCAGATGCCGTCAACGATCCCTGTGTACGCGGGGTGTGGCGCCGGGAAGAACTGCCCCCCTTCGAGCTTGACAGTGAAGCTCGTCGTCGAGGCCGTAGAGCCCATCTTGAGATGAAGGGCGAACGTCGAGTCATTGAAGAAGTAGGCGCCGATGCGGTTTGCGTTGGAAGCCAGCACGGTCACGCTCGAGGCAGACGCCGCGACACTCGACACGCCGCTCGTCGCCGGCCGGCGTTCCTTCGCGGGGAGCGGATTCCCCGAGTGCGTATCCCCGTCGTTCGCGCCGTCGGCTCCGAGGACGAGCTTCACCCGCTGGTACTTGACCCCGCCGATGTCGTCGGTCGCAACGACGTCCCCCCCGGCGCCCGTGTTGAGCTGTGTGTTGTCAGCCATAGTTGCCCCTTAGGGTTACCGCCTCCGGTACTTTGCCGCCCCAATCTCGTCGGCGGCAACCGTATCGCCGCCGCCACCAGGCAATAGGACTACGTTGTCTGCCATGATGAGTCCTTAGCCGCCCGCTGGCTGCGGGCCTTCGGTGAGTTGTTTAACGCGGCGCTCCTGCCGTTCTTCGGTGAGCACTTGAAGCTCCGGAAACTCTTGAAGCAGTTGAACTCGCGCAGCGAGCCGCTCATCCGACACGATGTTCTGGATCATCATGGCCTTGCTGCCGTCGGGGCCATCAGAGAGCGAATCGTAGAGGCCGGAGTCTGGCGACTTCCCGGTTATGAGGTCATTGAGCCGAGCTAGTGTTGCCTGCCCGGCGATCTCGACGTAGCGCGAGTAGATGTGCGGATACTTCCCGAGATCGATCTGGGCACCTTTGCCGAATCCAGCTGTTCGGTCTGGCTTCGTGACAGAAGTTCCGAGTCGGTCGATCTCAGCATCGACAGGCTCAGTCGCGACAGTCTTCGCGTAGACTGGCGAGAGCGTGTCGTACATGGTTCCGAGGCCAGAGGAGTAGGTCATGGTGCGGCCCCAGCGGTCACGCTTCGGTGCGAGGCTGTTGGCCTGCAGGCGGCGTAGGAACACTTCGCTGGCGTTGAACGCCTCACGCTGAATTGGGTCTGTGGCGCGGGCCAAGTACCCGACCGCTCCGGGCACGGCAGACCCCGCGAGGTTTCGGAAGAACGCCTCGGCCTCGTAGGTGCTTGACGATGAACTGAGCAGACTCGCTACGTCGCCTGCGCCTCGCATGTAGGTGGCGTTCACTGTTTGCTGCCCGACCGCGAGTGCGGAGGTCGAGAACACATCCGAGAAGTCGGCGTCATCGGCCTCGAAGTCGGCGGTCGCGATGGCGTCGGCGAAGTTCGCCGCCATCAGCGCCAACTCGGCGAACGGCCCGAGGCTGCGAATCGAGAACGTCTTGCCGAGAATGCGAATCGAGTTCGGCTGAATGCCCTGCGCTTCGCGCGAAGCCCGAAGCCCTTCGTCCCCGCCTCCGGTGCCGATGATCTTCCCGTCGAGCGCCGCGTCGAGGAAGGTCGAGAGCAGCGCCGAACCCATTACAACCTTCGTGTACGCGATGTCAGCGTTGGCCCCGCCCTTCGCGATCTCGGCCCGCCACTCCCGCACCATCGGAGCGAGCGGGGTGTATTGCATCCCGAAGTTCGCCACGTTCCAGGCCGTGCGCGGGAACGGCATCGCCACCTTGCCGAGTACCGGGACGTTGTGAACGGCGAGCAGAAGTTGGTGCATCTGAGACGTGCGCGGAGGGTGTGCCCGCATCGCAACCTGCTGGGCGAGCACCGAGGCTGCGTTCTGCGCCACTTCCTCGGGGTCGAGCACCAACTGCGATAGACGGTCCTTAAAGGCGCTCTCGGGAATGATGCCCTGCGCTACCTCGTCGGTTGCCTGCCGAAAGGCGCGGGCGTTCAACTCGAACCGGAACGCCGCCCCGCCGAACACCTCATCGACCGAGTTGAGGGAGCGGCCCGGTAGCGAGGTCGTGGTCTCTATGAAGTCGAACACGCGCCCAAGCCGCGACTTCCGGTCCATTCCCCAGAGCGCCGGATCGAACGCCCCAGCGCGCGGCATGTCGGGCGTGCCCGTGTAGAGTCCCTGCTCACCAGTCGCGAGTGCCCGGTAGAAGCGCCCCCACTGCTCGTCTGTGCCGCCGAACACGGCCCGCGCGCCCTGGAGGTCGCCCTGCACGATCTTCTCTGCCGCCATGCCGAGCGTGCGCCGACCTTCGCTGGAGATGCGGAAGGCGTCCCGCAGCGACTGCATGGCGGCGAACATCCCAGCCGCGGTCTCGCCTGTCGCGACATTCGGCTCTTCGAGGAAGCGCCCGAGTAGGTTCGCGCCTTTGCGGGTCGTCATAACCTGCGCGACGGTGGCGATGTTTGAGACCGCGACGCGCCCGTGCGTGACCGGGTTAGAGAGCATCATCGCGTACCAGACTTGCTGCACAGCGTCGGACGTTCTGGCCGAGAACGAGGCGCGCACTAGGTCATCAACTCCGCGCTCTCCGAACAGTTGCTCTGCCTGTGCCACCTTCTCGACCATCTTGGTAAGGCTTGAGTCGCCGTCGATGGCGTTGCGAATGGCCTGCATCTGCTGCGCGCCGTCGATGCCGCCCGTGACCGGAATCTTGAGCGCGTTGAGGGCGCGAGCCGCTTCGGTGCGGGCACCGATAACCTCGCGCTGAATCGCCCGGTGGACCTCGACTTGCTTCTTGAATGCCATGAGCGCAGCCGGGTCTTTGCCCATCGCCGAACGCGCGAGCGAGGTGAGCTTCGTGCCAGACCTGACCCAGAGCTCGCGCGACGCGGTGAGCTGCTCGGCGTTCAGCGCCTCTCCGGAGCGCCGAGTCATCAGGGTGTCGAAGGCGTCGATCTGTCCTGCCGATAGCTTCGTTGCTTCCCAACTTCGGACGCCTCGCTGGGCAGCCTCGACTTCTGGCTTGAAGGTGTCCGCCATCTTCTGGACGACGGCCTTCACGTCATCTGGCGAGTCGATGCGCGACCAGTTGATGAACACCTCGCGCTTATCTTCCGGAGCCGCGATGGCGAGACGTTCGGCTAGATCGGTAGGCGGTCGATCCCCCGCCACTGGGCCTTTCTTGACCTCAACCAGCGGCGCATCAACGGGGCCGTTGATCTGCCGAATGCGCTCTAGTTGCGCATCGGACTCGGCGATCATGGCCTCGACCGCAGACTTGTCGCCTGTCACACGCTTCTCGACCGCATCGGCAACGATGGACCGATACCCGGTGCGGGCGAGCCGCGCAGAAATCCTCACTGCCTCGAATGCCCCGCCGAGCGCCATCCCTTCGAGCGCGTTCTTGAAGCGCGCCTCAGCGCCCGTATCGCCTGGCTGACTCGACAGGTACTCAGTCACTGGGTTGCGGAGCGCCGGGTACTTGACGAGCAGATCGGACAGGTGGCCCTGCTCTGGCTTGATGACCGTGGCGTCTGCGACTGCGCCCTTCGCGAACACCGCCGCGACCTGACCGGCCTTCCCCATCTTGCCCAGCGCGACGAGCGGCTTCAGCTTCCCGGCCCCGATGAATCCGGCTGCGAACTTCGAGATTCCGCGCACCGTCTGCTCAGCGTAGGTCGGCCCTTCTTTCGGGGTCGGTAGGTCCGGAGTCGAATGGAACAGCGACTCCATGCTCTTGTCGTTGACGAGTTCGAGGTCGAACTCGCCCGCGTCGTTGACGAACTGCACACCAAGCCCGCCGCCAGGAAGGCGACGCCGCGCTAGGTCTGACAGGTCCGCGAACAGGTCCGGCACCTCATTCACCGCGTCGATCGCGCCGCTCACGGCCTGTGGCACTGAGCGCGCGAGGCCGAAAAGATTGTCCACCACGCCGCCGCCAGGGTTCCCCTGCGATCCTGTAACGAGGTCCGATAGGTCTTTGCCAGACGCCACGTCGGGCGCGTCGGCTGCCGACTCGGCAAGCATCTCGTCAACGAGCGCGGCGTTTCCAGCCGACGCCTTCTCGCTGTGGAGTGCGGTGAGGTCTTCGCTCACTTGCCTACCCCTACCAGAAGGCTCTCGTAGAGCTTCAGGTTCTGGAGCTCGAGAATGAGCACCGGATCATCGTTCATGCGCTTCCTCAACTCCGGCGTGATCGGCGTACCGGGCGGAATGCGAAGGCGCGTTCTGGAGCGTTGATCCGCTGCCTTTCGTCCCTCTACGACGGTCTGCTGCGGCGTGAGGGCCGTTCTGCCGCGTGCCTGCGAGAGCGACACCTCGGCAATCGCGCGCGCTGCGGTTGTGGCTGCGAGAACGTCCGCCTCCGGGTTCTTCTGAATCCAGGTATCCAGCGCGAGCGTCGCGTCGGCCCTGGCTCGAATAGAGCCCGGCGACTCACCGCCGAATAGACCGTTCTCCGGCCTGATCGCCCCATTCAGCCATTCCCGCGCACTCTTGAAACGAACGTCACGCGAGCGGTTGTTGAGGATCTGGAAGGTTCCAATCGTCAGGTGTCCGTCCGCGATCCCGTCCGAGGCGAGTCCAGTGATCGGTTCCCCAGCCTCGGCACGCGCAGTTAGTTCGTTCACGAGGTCCGGGTTATCCGATGCCCCGTGCGGAAGGCGACCGCCGCGCTGTGCGATCTCCGTGAAGCGAATCTTCTCGCTTACCGAGAGATCGTCCCAGCGTTCCTGCACGGCCTCCATCGTGACCCCGACATCCCCTGGCTGTGCCATCGCGAGGAGTTCGTTCACGGCAACTTCGTTATCGGCCTTGGCCGATTCCTTGGCGAGCGCGCGTGATCGCTTCTCGGCGGTGTATTGCGCCCGAATGTCACGCTCTGCCGCCGTCTTGGCCCGCCCGAGCCAAATCTGCCGCTCGGCCTCGGTCGTGCTCTTCGAGAGCGCGCTGTTCGGATTCAGCAGGTCGGCAAATGCCTGCTTAGGCGCGAGTGTGACCGCCTCACGGAGGTCTGCCGAAGCGATCTCTTTCTCGACCGAAAGCGCCTCGGTGACGGCCTGTGTTGCCGTCATGCCATTGCTGATCTCGGACTTCAGCGACTCAGCGATCTGGCCGCGATAGAAGTCGCGATCCTCAGGTGTCTTGGCCTGCGCAGCGAGATCAGTAAACTGCTGCCGTTGCGCAATCCCTTCGGCATGTCTGCGGTCGTTTCGCTTCGTCCTAACGTCTCCGCGAATGCGCCCTAACCCGCCTTGCCCAACACTCGCAAGTTGCCCAGAGAACTCTCCAGCGAACGGACCTCGAAGCCCCGTCGAGCGCTTCGCAAGCTCCTGCACCTTGGCCTGATACCGCTGCTCGTGAGTGTCGTAGTCAGGATCGTTCTGGAGGTCGTTCTCAAAGTCCGTTAACTCGGTCGCTGCACTGGCGAGCGCACTGCGCCCGATGGACTCCTGCTCGGCAGTGAAGACGCGATCATTCACTTCGGCGATCAGACTCCCAGACCGCTGAAGCACCTGCCCGAGCATCCCGAGCCCGCGGTCCCCGCCGAACGTGCCCGCGCCCACCCGTTCGGGCGAAGGCGCTGCATCGGCGATGACGAAGGGCAGGTTGGGCATCAGTAGGCCGGGCCTCCGCCCGAGTAAGTGGTGGGCGGTGTTCGGCGCAGCAAGCCGTAGTTCGAGTAGCCAGCATAAGCGCTCGACGCGCCAGAAATGAGGCTCGCCACCATCTGGCTGCGTCCAGCCGCGAGCGCCGAACGGCCGTAGTTCACAGCCGCAGCTTCTTTGCGAAGAATGCCGCGGCTCGCATTGACCGCGTCCTGCTCGAGCTCGTTGGCGTTGCGCACCAGTTGGTCGAGCGGGGTGCCTTCGAGCGCCACTCCAGACTTCGCGAGCGTGGCCCGTTGACGGGCTAACTCGACGCGGTTCATGCGGCGCACCCGCGCCTCTTCTTCGGAGGCCTGCTGCCGGAGCTCCTCGGCCTCGATGTTCGCAAGCGTGCTCGCGTTCTCCGCTTCCTGATTTGAATTGACTACGGAAACCGCAGTGCCGGCTACCGAGAGAATCAGTCCAAGGAATTGCATCCCCTACTCCTCCACCGTGAAGCGCGGCATTACCGCGAGCACATTACAAGGACCGGGTGCGGCGTGTCGGAGGTAGATCGTTCCGCGAGACTCGATGGGCCCGTGGAACGGAATCTCCTGGGTATCGCCCGAGAAGAGAGCCAATGCCGTTCCGCTTGGGTTTTGGAAGTTCGTCCACGGAATGGCGTACAACGTAGAAATGTCGGGCCCGAAGGTGAGCCCCCTTGAAGTTCGGTAGAGGCGAAACACCAGTCCGGTCTGCTGCTTCTTGCGGCCCTGGATCGAGCCATCCTGCAATGCGGTCTCTGGCGCCTGCGGAGCCAGGTCCGCGTTGTAGCCGAGCCCCGCCTGCACCACGCTCGCTGCCACAGACAACGTGATCGCGCCGGCAGACACTGTGAAAGGCCCTTGCTGCGCGCCGTCGGCCCACACAGTGACGGACTGACCTTCCAGGTGTGCGAGCCCAGTGATTGCAGTCGTCGGAGCTCCGTCGTAGGTAAGTCCGCTGTCCACGTAGAACGCGTCTTCAGTAGCCGCAGTCGCCGAGAACGGCTTCTCGAGCACCTCGATGTAGCGCTTCGTCCCTGCGTTGATCGTGCGCTTCACCACGAGCCAGACTTGGTCTTGGTCACCGTCTGGATGCGAAATCACTGCGATGGACTCAACCACCGCGTCCCCACCACTGAAGGCTCCGCCTACCGGATGCGCGTGCCAACCAATCACGTCCTGCGATTTCTCAAAGCTCATGCCGAGCAGCTTGCCATCCCCAGTGACACACCAAAGCACCCGGTCCGGCCGGCGCTGCCAAGCAATGTGCGAAATACCACCGGCAGCAATCAAGTGGTCGGCAAGAATCGACAAGTCCTGCGTCGCGTAGGAATCGGAGCCGAAGTCATACGCAGTGTCGATCAGACCACGCCCTGTGCGCGCAGCAAACAACAGACTCGCGCCGACTACGACCGGCCGCACTCCTGTCTGCGCCGGCTCGTCTGAGTGCTTCGGCGCCTGGAGCGTATTGGACGGTGACACCGGCTTGTCGGGATCTGCACCAGCAGACGGAAAGATCCCGCCCGCCGTGCCGATGACCATCTGCCGTCCGCCCTTCAGCCACTCGACCACGTTCACTTCGTCATCCGAGATCGTGAAGATGAGCGACGAAGTATCCGTGGGGTAGACGCGGTGGTTCTCGTAATCACCAAGTGCCGAAGCCCAGAGAGTCTGCGGATCGCTCGCTGTACCTGCGAACCAAAGCCTGTCCTCGTAGAAGGTCACCGCGCGCGGGTACCCGGTGACTTCTGACCACGCATCGAAGGACCACGTCTTCGTTGCGTCTCCTGCCCCTACGACACTTTCTGGAAGTCGCTGCACCACGGTCGCAGTCACGGAGGTTGAAGTTGAAAATGCCGTAATCAGGACGTAGCCCTCTCCTGAATGCCGATAGATCCAATCAAAGTCGCCATCCGAGTTCTCTTCTCCGGGCTCAGTGTGAATCGGCGGCGTGTAGCCAGGATTTGACGCGCCGTGCTTGTCCTGAAGCTCGTACACGTTGCCGTTGTACTGCCCCGTATCGCCTACGCTGATCGACGAGCCGTTCCACCTCATCAGCGTGTTCGCAATCCAGACAGGGTGCTTTGACGCCACCAGCTCCCGAAACTTGATCCGCCTCCCCACGTCACTCGCTGAGAAAAGAGCAGCAGAAGCCGTTACCGTAATCCCAGCGCCCGTAGACGCACTCGCGTAGAGCGTAATATTAGTCGTGTTTTCGGTCCTAAACGCAGGCCAGTCGAACGCGATCTCCGCAATCGTCCAGGCCGCGTGGCCTGTGCGCGTGATCTTGCGCGGCATGTAATCCCGATGCGCGACGTACATCGTGTCGGCCGACTGCACGATGGATAGAAGAGCAACGTCGCCGAAAGCGTAGGGCGTCACCACCGTGTACACGCGGGCCGACGTGCCGCCCGTTGTGTACGTCCCATAGCTCGTCGTGTTGACGCCGATCGTGAACGTGTTCGCGCCTGTGGACGTAACCGTGAAGTACAGGCCATTCACCTGCGTCATCCCACCGACACCAGAGATGAAGACCTGATCCCCGTTCGAGTAGCCGTGCGCCGTGCAGGTCACCTCGCCGGGATTCGCGTTCGTGATCCCCGTGATGGTCTTGGCAGTCTCGAGGACAACGCCGCCGTCCTTGTAGACACGGAAGTAGAAGTCCCCGAACTCGAGGATGTAAGCCTGCGTGTCAGAGAACTCGAACGGGATTACGAATGTCTCATCCGCCGAGTCCTTCACCTCTTTGATGAACCGCAGGCCCGGACGCTTGCGCGCAGCACCCGTAGTGCGAGGAATGAAGTTCCTCATCGTGCGGCAAGAGGAGCCGTACTTTGCGAGATCGACGCGGCCCTCGATCTCGGGGGAGAGCTCACCCGCGTTGAAGGAGAACTGAGTCCCCTTCATGCGCTGATCCGCCGGAAGGCGTGTCACCAAGTCGGGGCCGGCCACGGCCTAGAACCTCTCCGTGACCCAGGTGTCGTCCGCGATCTCAGTTGGCGTCTGCTCACGCATGTCGGTGATCTTGGCTTCATCAAGGAAGCCGATGTACTCCATCAGCGCAGCCTGCTTCTTCTGCGCGTTGCCCGTGATGTCTTGGGCCAGCTCAGCGGCAAGCCGAGACGCCAGCGCGTTCACGAGCAGCGGCTCGTAGGAAGCCGTGTCGGCCAGCTTCTGGATGTACCGGATGCCGATGTCGGGTCCGTAATCAGAGACCAAAATGTTGCCGGACTCAATTTGCCAGTCGTTGCTGCCGTCGTCATAAGAGACGTCGAGAACACGCAGGCAATCGCTCGGGAGCTGGTACTGGAAGTCCCAGTCAGTGAAAAGTCCCCGCACCCAATAGATGCTGCCCACAGAGGACCACGCACTGTACGCCGCGGCGTTGACGCCCATCAATTCGAAAGTCGTCGTCGATGGGACGTTGCCGACGAGGTAGTAGCGACCGTTGAGATCCGTCATGCCGACAACGCCGTCAATGTAGACCTGGTCGCCGTTGATAAGCCCATGCGCAGCGGTCGTCGTCACTACGCAAGGGCTCGCCTGCGTCGCTCCCGAGATCGTCGCTACGGATTCCGAAAGCCGGCGCGTGCGGACCCTGAGCGAAAGACCGTCCTGCGAATACGCAGAGGCGCCCGAAGTATCCGTTGCAACCGTAAACGTAGTCGCGGTGACCGCACTGATCTCGTGGTAGAAGCCGTTGAGGATGCTCTCGTTGTCTTCGAGACATCCCTCGACTCCGATCATCAGGACGATGTCGCCGTCGAGATAGCCGTGAGCCTTGGTAGTCGTCACGACGGCATCTGAAGCCGACGTCACGTTGGAGATGATCTTCGCTGCGTCGGTCACGCGCCGAAGGTCCGCTCTCGAGACAACGCGGTTCCAAGGGTGCTTCGCGAGCACCTCGTCGCGGACGTGATCCCACACCGCAGTCGCCGAGAGCGCAGGCTTAGACTGCTCGCCCATCGAAGCGACGCGCGGCACTCCGAGGCGAGTCAGCGCCAGGTTCACGATCTGGAGCTGAGTCGCCATCGAGCCTCCGCGCAGAAGTGGCCCGGCCCCAATCGCTCAGGGCCGGGCCGAGCCTGGGGTGCCCTCAGATGTACTGAACTTCCAACGTCACCGTGCCGGACACGCCGGCCGACACAGTTCCGACAGTCCCTGTTACATCCCAATCTTGGAACGGATCAGTCGCGTAGGTGCCCGCGCCGAGGTCTGCCAGCTGCCACAGGAACTTCCCGCGATCAGCCTCCACGAACTGCGGACCCGCCGACTCCAAGAACTCGTCCGTTCGCGCAATGGCGGAGCCCGCTGCGAGCGCACTCGCGAACATGTCCGCGTCGATCACAACCCCGTCGTGCGCAGGCCCTGCCACATGCAAGCCCAGATCGACGGGAACCGTGGTGCCCAAGGCAGTGCAGTGAAAGAAGATGTGATGCAGCCTCACCCCAGACGGCAGCGTAAAGAACCGGAGGACATCCCCGGTTGCCGCCGTGAAGATGATGAAGGCCCGCGCAATCTTCAGCTGCCCCCCGTACTGACCGGGAGCGGGACGCTTCCCGACCTCGATCACCGTGTCGGTGGTGCCGTCAGCACCGATCAGATTTGAGAAGTAAATCGCCATGAGCGGCTCCTTGCGAGAGGTTTAGGTGTGCTGAACCCAGACGACCTTGGCCTGCTCGATTCGAGTCGCCCCGAAGTTCGAGTAGGTGCTGATCTGCGTTGTGTGCTCGAGCTCGGGAAGCACATCCACCCGGCCGTTAACGTCCTCCCAGATCCCGAAGTGCCCGCCGCTCTTTGCGTAGACGAGCAGGCCGAAGTCGGCCGAGATCGTGAGCGCCGCAGCCTCCTCGGTAGGGACGAAGTTGATCCCCATGAAGGTGTTGAGCTCGCCGTTAACCAGCACCCGCACCGAGTTGTAGTCGGCACTCGAGAACTGGGTCTCTGCGAGCAGCGCCTGGATAGACCGCGCGCCGAGCGCGCAGTAGAGAGGCTCTCCGTACTCCTTCATCTGCTCCCGAAGAATGCGCACAGCCTGATTGATCTTGGCGAAGGTCAGCACCGAGCCCGTTCCGAAGCGGTTGTTGGTCGTGTCGAACGCCTCGGTGCCCGTCCCAGTCTCGCCCGTGGTGGACGTGCCGGTGAGTGCCTGGAGGATCACGCGATCTATCTTGCGCCCCATTGCCGCCGCCTGCGCCCTGGCGTACATCGAGCCCGGATTCGCGAGGTTCTCAACCTCGTCCGAGATGTCCACGGTGTCGTGGACTGCACGTCGCTGCGGGAACACCCAGCGCCGCCGATGCGGCGTATCGACGTAGTTGTTCTGGGAGCGGCGACCGACGACGTCATAGACGTCGACTGCGCCGATCTGATCCACCGGAACTGCTTGCTTCCCGCGATGGTTGCCAGTCATGACGGTCCCGCGGAGACGCGAGCCGAGCTGCTGCGAGAGCAGCTGCAGGTTGCTCGTGTACTCGATGGACCGCTGAGTGACGATCTCAGCAGACATGGTGTGGTCCTCTAAGTGGTTGGAGAAGTGTCAGACGACCTTGGCTCGTCCTGGCTTCGCCGTCCCACGAGGACGGGGCCTTGGCGCGCTCCCTACGGAGTTCGCTGGGCTCTCACGAGTTCGCAGCGCCATTACCAGTAGTCGATGGGCTCCGGCATTGTCAAGTCCCCGCCGCTGTCCTGCGCAGCCGCGCAATCTCGTTGATCGCCGTCTTGTCCTCGGCCGCGTAGCGCTTCGCGAACGCGGGATCCTGCGATAGCTCATCGAGCTTCGCCTGCGCAGCCTCTTTGGTCAGGCCGAAAGAAGCCCCGCCGCCGGGCAGATCGCCGCCGATCTTGGCCTCCGCGAAGTAAGAACCCGCTTT